GATTCATCAAAATCCTTTAATGCTCGAATAGAGAAATATATCTCGAAATTTAATGATAGGATCTTCAGAAATGGAGGTCGCCCCCTCGTAGGATTCCTTATAAAGGTCCTTGAGGTGGGTAACCGGTTAACGCGTTCACGATGTGCTCTTGTAGTTTTATTCGCGAGAATATGCTCCAAGAGGTGTCGGGATGAAGGTAAGAAGGGATTGGTGTTCTGGTTGAAAAGCTCTTATGTAATTATTCAGCAGGCAACTGCTGGCTATATTATAGCGGACACGTCTCTATTGAAGCGGAGAGTCAAGCGAAGTGGTGGATATCCGTCATGGATTCCTGCCATTCAACGAGACTTAATGCGGAAAGGAGATATTCCTACTATTCGCTTCTGGACATCCCTAACTTCCCTTTACAGGGTGTTAGATTGTCCAGCTCAAATATCGATATCTTCGATTGTAACCCCTGGGTGTACCTGAGAGAAATCTCTCGGGACTGAGGGAGTCCAACTTCTTAAGAATGTTATTTTAGCGTTCTGAATGAAGTTGGGACTTGAAAAACTCCAAGAGTTGTGAAAGTCTGTAGAAATACGGGCTTTTGCTATTTCAAAGAGTTCCCCTGTTACGTCGAAGTGACCGATGGATGATGAAGGGTCCCTTAAATTCGTAGGGCTCCGCTCGAAGAGGAAAAAGGTCTTAGCGACCATTTCAACTTCTTGAGGAGCTTTAGGCCATACTGCATATTTACTTTTTAATGTATATACAGAGATTTATGCTTCTCTAGTCCGTTTCTTACATGGACAAAGAGATATGGCGGAATTTCTTGGAGCTCTTAGGCGTACTAGTTGGTTTACTCTGAACCTACCGCTCGCTCCACAATTTGACTTGTCTGGGAAAGGCTTAGATGTCGCTGGTTTAAAGCGATCATGCGTAAGCTATCTCGGAAAGTTAGGTTTGAAGTTTGAGCCGGCAGGAAAAGTTCGTGTCTTCGCAATGGTCGACCCATGAACACAGTGAGTGTTGAACCCCTTACATTTACTTCTTCAGAATGTACTCAGAGGAATTTCTTCTGATGCTACATTTGATCAAGTCGGTAAGGTTGAAAAGAAGCTGTATGAGGTGATGATGAAAGGCTATCGAATACCGAAGGCATTTTCTTTTGATTTGTCTTCAGCAACTGATCGTCTTCCTATTCGCCTCCAAGTGATGATTCTCTCTCCCCTTATTGGGGAGGTGAGAGCCAGATCTTGAGCTTCTTTATTAGTGGATCGTGATTACGAATTGCCCACGAAAGCGCAACACGCCACTGGTGAAACTCACGTAAGATATGCAGTGGGTCAACCTATGGGGGCCTTGTCCTCTTGAGTTATGCTTGCTATCACACATCATTTGATTGTGCAGTGAGCAGCTCAAAGGGCAGGAAAGCTTAGATTCACTTGATTTGGAGAGTACGTAGTCCTTGGTGATGATATAGTTATTTTTGACCCGTCTGTTGGTCGAGAATATCTTAATCTCATGAAGATCTTGGGAGTCGAAGTTAATTTGACAAAATCTATTGTATCTCGTAAAGAGTATACTTTCGAGTTTGCAAAGAAACTTTGAGTCCGTGGGCAAAGAGCCTTTATAGTCCCTATTCGGGATATATTGGTGTCCCAGCTAACCACAGAGACTATGCTAGAGTTTATGAAAAAACACAATTATACTCTATTACAGTATCTCAAGATGAGAGGGTTAGGTTATCAGGCGCGTTCCAAATGGAACATACCCTTATGATCTATGCCCAATCGGCTGCGAGTCTACATAGTAAATTATCTTTCCGATAAATCTACATTCCTAGACTGGATCTCGAAAAAGAGTATAACTTCTAACTGGGAAATAACCAGATCTCATCTGGTAGTCCTTATTAGTTTCTTACTTAAGGATTTGGATAATTTAATTGAAAAATTAGAGACTCCAAAAACTACAGTAGGAAACCCTGATGTATGGAGAGGAGACTTTGAGTCTCTTTTCCTTGCATGAGAGAAGTTTGATCTTTTTAGATATCCTTTCTCCGGAATTTCGGATTTAAAGAAGCAAATAGTGGAGTTTCGCCAATGAGTTGGAATAATTAAAGTCCATTCAGAAGCGTGCAAAACTATTGCCTCTGAAGCTCTGGACACGCTCAGTTTCGAGGAAGTAGCAGAGCTTAGCGCTCGCATACATTCTCTAATTGAGGTGGTAGAAAGTGAAAGAGATAAGCTATCTTCTTTAACTTTATTTACCATGGTTCGTGTAGAGGAACGTACCTTTACAGGTATTTTGACTCTATATCGCAAGTGGTCCCGATATAATGGTATCTTTGTACCAAAAAGCAAAGTGAAGGCGGAACCGGTATCATGTAAGGCAAAGTTTGTTGAGAGCCCTCCTATAGAGATAGATACTAGCCTCCAAATGAGGCTTCTTTCTCTATATGTGAAGTTTACTGCCCTAGGGCAGTATCTTCTTCTCTGTATCTACCCCTTATTGGTTACTTCTTATCGGAAGAAAACTTTAAGGGAGAAAATGGACTGAGACTGAATAAGGAAGTGAGATTTTCATTTCTTTACTCCTTCTTGATCCATGCAGATGGGAGGTATCTCTTGATGAGACGATGCAGCGCGAGTTTTCCAAGGACGACTTAAGGGTCTGTTCTATGGATTTCTGCTTGGATGCGGACTTTGATTTCTTTTAGGAGAATCTAAGTCTGGATCGAGACTATCAATTACCCCTATATCGGAGTATATTGAAGTTGCTCGTCCTAGTGGAAGCGGAATCAATGGGTGAGACATAGGATTAGGATTCTTCCTTGCGTTCTTTGGCCCTTTAATAATATTTAGTCTCATCTTTTTGATGATTCCTGATGTTATTTGAGCCTATGAATGCCTGGTAGATACTATTTCCTGGATCGGAGTGGAGGAGGTAGTAACGGGACCGGAAGTGGTTCGCGCTGAGTATCGATTCCCTAATCTTAGAGAATTAATACAATGGCAAGAAGCACAAAGGAACCCCGGGATTATTAGATCCCCTCAGATTGGTCATGGTTGATCAGAACCGTGATCTCAAAACCAAGATTGACCCGAAGCTTGACGCTAAAAATTACAATAAATTTCAG